GTCACACCGCCTCTCATGAACCAACACATTTTTAACAAATCTGCTTTAAGGCTCTTAACGTCGGTGTCCATGTCGGTGACCATTTTTTCAATTTCATCTGGACTTGATATTAAGAGCCTTATTCGAAAAAATCTGATTGGTTCAAGGTAAACGGAGTTTCATACTCGTGTTTACAATCGTTGCATACAATTTTAAGAGGATCAAGTTGTCCAGTGGTTTTTATATCGTCAATGCGTTCACGTATTTTTGCAAACACTTTGTTGTCGCAGTTTAAAACAAATTCTCTAAGGTATTCTTTGTCAACTACTACATCATCACCGGCTTTTATCATGCTTATACTATCGGCAATAGCTTCCATAGTAAGATGGCTGATATTGGTGTAAGATTCAGTCATCAGTCTGAGTTTTTCTTCTTCGCTGATTTCTGCATCTGGTAATGCCTCTAACATTTTTTGATCTTGAAATTGCGCCATTACATTTGTATTTTGTTCTTTATATGTAAGTGGCTTAAAATGTATTTCTAAATCTCCATGGCTCACTGTTTTAGTAAAGTCTGGAGTTTTAATACGCTCCATAACTTCTCGTAGGTCAATACTTAATTCATTGATTTCCTCGCATTGTGGACATTTGCTTTGAAATTCCATTTCATGACCGTAACTGGCAATGCGGATAGCAACCAATAAAGTATCTATATCCAATGTCGAAACTTGCCATGGATCTTTAAATGACGGTACACAACTTTTAATTACATTAGCAACAGCAGATCCGTTAAACAGAGCATCAGCAGTTCTGTATGTAATCTCGTCCATTGCGGTCATTGGATAAACCGGAACTTCACCGCTTTCGGTTGGGTCAAAAATTGTTTCGTCATAGAATGCTCCGTCACTGGGCAATTTGACGTAAATGCTTGGTTGTCTAAAGTGTTTAGCCAGCGGATTGTTATTAGTGTTTGACATGGATTTTTCCTACCATAAATATATGCATATACTACTTATACGGTGCAAAAACGGGCGAAAATTAAATGGATGAATCAGAAGAACTTCGAGAAGCCATAAGAGCCACAGCGGCTGCTCTTGACGAATTGAATAGCAAAGGCGTTGAAAAAACATCTTCGACCTATATAAATCTTCAGCGTCAGTTAACACGTCAGCAATCTGCACTGCAAAATCTTACAAAAGCAACCAATTCACAAACTGCTGCAAGCAAAACTCTTGTAAATTCATTTGGTCAGGCGGCTGTTGGTGTTGGCAAAATGGCCAAAGGTACAGCAAATGCTTCAGCTGAGCTTATCAAAGCTGCTGAAGCAATACGTGAAAACAGAGAAGATTTCAACAGTTTAAATCCTGCTATTAACCTAGTTGGTGATGCAATGCGTATTGGCGGTAAAACCATTGGAGCGGCTGCAGACGCAGCAGGTGATGCACTTAGTGGTATACCATTGCTTGGTCCACTTATCGGCGGCGTAGCTAGTGCAGCTGGTAAACTTACTGCGGCTGTTGCAGATGCAACAGCTAGTATTCTGCAAACTGTTGGCCCGCTAGTTACTGGAGAAGTACAACGAGCTAGTATAGCATTTAGAGGAATAGCTCAAGTAGGTGGTCTCACACAAGACGGCCTGAGTGGGCTTATGGATCAAAGTATTGCTGCTGGATTGAGCTTTAATCAGTTTAGTAAAGTTGCACAAGATGGCGCATTTGGGTTGGCATTTGCATTTGGAGATGCAAATAAAGGTATACAGCAATTTTCTAGAGCAAGTGCGGCTATGGAACCATTCCGTGAAGGACTCATGGCAATGGGCGTTGGTGCTCAACAGCAAAATGAATTAACCACAAAGTATCTAGCACTGCAAGCTCGAACCGGACGGGTAGAAACTATGAGTGCTAGAGAACTAGCGCAAGGTAGTAAGGAATATATCACGCAGTTAAGCACTTTAAGTAGGCTTACTGGTAAAAGCATTGATGAAGCACAAGCACAGTTAGATGCACAAACAAGAAATATTCGACTTATGGGCGCGGCTGCTGATCTGCAAGAAAGATTAGGTGGCGAAGCAGGTGCAAAAGCATCAGCAACAATGCAAAATACGGCTGTTGCTATTGAAAACATGGCCAGCAAAGAAATTGCCGACGGTTTGAGAGATGCATTAGCCGGCAACTATGCAACTGATGCTGCCAGAGCCTTTATACTAGCTGCCGGAGCTGAAGGTGATGCTACTGTAAAGAAACTGCGTGAAGGGCAAATTGGACAAGCAGAAGCTATTAGCAGTATCATGGGCGGCCTTAAACAAAGGGTTGATGAACTTGGAGGTTCTGCAGGACTTGCTAGACTAACCGGTATGGGGACTCCGTTGGAAAGTGTGATTCAAGGCTTGTTTAATGCTAGTCAACGTGCAAATCTCACTGCAGAAGACCTTAAAAATCTTGGAGTATCGCAAAAGAAATTACAACAACCCACAGACGATACTACAAAAAGCATGGTCCAATCTCAAAAAGCAATGCAAGATGCAGCTATTGCCGCTGACAAAATGGCCAAAGAATTATTCCCTCATGCCACTGACGCAATCAAAGCATTTACCAAAGCAACAAACGACACTATGCAAAAAATGCTAGAATACACAAAAGCATTTGGGCAAGGAACGCTCACTGACGCAATCAAAAAAGATTTAGGAATGGGCGGCAATAAGTCATCCGGACCGGATGGCTCAATTTCTACTGACGATATTCTCTGGGACTTTGCAGCAGCTGATGGTGCTTCTGTTAAAGCAGGGCAAGTTGGTATTGTAGGTGAAAAAGGGCCTGAAATTTTTAGACCAAACGCATCAGGCGATATTTTACCAGGTAGAATGAATAAGATGTCAATTGGTGGTATGACGTATACATCAACTCAACGGCCGGACAGTATGCCAGGTTATAGCGAACTGTCATACCAGCAAGGTACACAAACTTTTGGTGTTAGAGGCAGCAAAGCAACTGGCTATGATAAAGCAGCAATGTTTTCTGCAGGCGGACTTACAGGAGCACTCAGCGAAGACAGAGTCGGAAATAGAATGGGGATGGCTCGTTACATTCCAACGGGCGACAATGCTCCAAATCTTGTTTCTGCACTAAGTGAACAAGATGTAAATCGCGGCATCGATGGCACCAGGGGCAGACCAGATAGTGCAAGTTCAAGTGACGGAGTAGGTCAAGTTTGGAATAGAATGCTTCAGCAATTAGAAAACCTTAACCGTAGCAACGAAAAAATAGTGTCAGCGTCATATCGATAACGATAAATACTCCTGTTAACAGCGCATTGGAAAAACGTATGTCTTGGAAAAAATACTTTAAAGTTGCTGATATGAGTGGACAACTAAGTCCAATCAGCGGCAATAACAACAGAGGACCAAACTTTGGATCAGGCGGCGGCCAATTTGGTTTTAAAAACTACCAAAGCCATTTACCAGAAGTATATTCAGGGCACCCTAATAGAATTGAACGTTACAATCAATATGAAAACATGGATTGTGACAGTGAAATCAATGCATGTTTAGATATTATTGCAGAATTTTCAACACAAACCAACAGTAGCAATAACACACCTTTTGAAGTAGACTATACTGACAATCCTACCAACAACGAAGTTGAAATCATACGCAAACAACTTCAACAGTGGACTAAACTAAACAAATTTGATCAAAGAATGTTTAGAATGTTTCGTAATACATTAAAGTATGGTGATCAGGTTTTTGTGCGAGATCCTGAAACATTTGAAATGTACTGGGTGGACATGACCAAAGTGGTTCGAGTAATTGTAAACGAAAACGAAGGAAAGCGTCCTGAGCAGTATGTTATCCGTGACATTAATCCAAATTTTCAAAATTTAAGTATTGCACCAAAACAAACCACAGACTATGGCAGCAATCCAAATGCAGGACAAATAAACGGTAGTGGTGGCACAAATGCAGGATATGCAAACTATACACTTCCGAATGCAACAATCAGTGGTGGCACCAGTAGATTTGAACACACAGTAAACGAAACTGTTGTTGATGCAAAACACGTGGTGCATCTTGGACTAAACGAAGGCTTGGATTTCTATTGGCCGTTTAGTCAAAGCATTCTTGAAATGATTTTCAAAGTGTTTAAACAGAAAGAACTGCTAGAAGATAGTATATTAATTTATCGTGTGCAACGGGCGCCAGAAAGACGTGTGTTTTATATTGACGTAGGCAACATGCCTTCGCACCTTGCAATGCAGTTTGTTGAGCGTGTAAAAAATGAAGTACATCAAAGACGTATTCCTAATCAGCAAGGTGGACAAGCTGGTACTACAATGGATACCTCATACAATCCTCTGTCAATCAACGAAGATTACTTTTTCCCACAAACCGCAGAAGGCCGCGGATCTAAAGTTGAAACACTACCAGGTGGCGAAAACCTTGGGCAGATTGACGACTTAAAATACTTCAACAACAAGATGTGCAGAGGGTTGCGTGTTCCTAGCAGCTATTTGCCTACTGGCCCGGACGATTCGGATCGTCCAATGAATGAC